GCATTGGGTTGCTCCTGTTGGCTTGGAGTGATTGTAATCTGCCACACAGGATTTGCGCAATCTGTTTTCGGTTAAAATGGAAATATATTTTGAGGTGCGAGCAAATGAAAACTTCTCAGGCCGGTATAGACCTAATCCATAGCTTCGAGTCGTTGTGGCTTAAGGCTTATCCAGATCCAGGCAGCAAGGATGGGAAGCCTATTACGTGCGGCTGGGGCTCAACAGGTCCGGACATTACGCTGGAAACCGTGTGGACCAAGGAATATGCGGATAAGCGCTTTGCTGATGGACTGTCGAAGGCTGAGCAGGCTGTATCGCTGTTGGTCAAGGTTCCGCTGAATCAGAACCAGTTCGACGCGCTTGTGTCGTTTACCTACAACCTCGGCATCGGCAACCTGAAAAGCTCGACTTTGCTGAAGATGCTGAATGAAGGCTATTACACGAACGCCAGTCTTCAACTACTGAGATGGGACAAGAACGACGGGAAGGTTATGGCTGGACTGACACGCCGTCGCAAGGCAGAGCTTAAAATGTTCTCCGGAGAACACTAATGCCGATATGGCTAACTGCGCTACCGTGGCGATTCCTCTCAGGGCTCGCGTGTGGCGCGCTCGTGGTTTTCCTTTGGCATGATGCGAGTGTGTCGAGGATTGAGCTGAAACAGGTTCAGGAGAAGGCGCGGGCTACACTGGAGCAGTCAATCGTAGTAACTCAAGCTGACGCAAAGGCCAGCAAGGAATTATCAGATGCAAAGGCTAAAACTGATCTGCTTGCTGGCGAGCTTGCTAGTGGCGCTAAACGGTTGCGCATCGCAGCCACCTGCGTGCCAGTTGCCAGTGGTGCCAGAGTGGATGCTAGTAAAGGAGCAGTCCTCGATAGAACTGCTGAATCAAGTTATCTCGCCCTTCGACGAAACCTCGAAGTGAAGGAGGCTCAGATCAAAGGCTTGCAGGAGATTGTTCGCGGGCTGCAAAACGGTTCGCGAAACTAATATCCGTCTCAATCCTGCATCGCCTAGACTGAAGCCCCATCCCTCTCGGAAGATTGCTAGGCGCCTTCATGAATTCAGCGTCCATTCCGTGACGCTTAAGCCATGCGCGGAATGGTGTTGAATGGCAATATCCAAGAATCGTGGCAACCTGAGTGATTGTGTGAGTCTTCCTGGTTCGCTCAACTAGCTGAGCGACTGACTCCCCTGTTCTGATTTCGTAATCCTTGGCTAGCGTCGGCTGATTCTCAAGCTTTGCCTTGGACAGCTTTGCGCGTGTCTCATCAGTAACTGGCTTGCGATTCTGGTGTGAATTGCACTTGCCAAATGCGGGCCAGTCAATTTCGATTCCACGCCGAGACAGATAAGTCCGAAGACCCTTGGGATGCTTGTATCCTAAAATCCTTGCTGTAGTCGCGCACGCATAGTTATCAGACGCAAATCCACGAACAACTGCAATAAATGGCTGGCCGTATTCTTCCTCTACCTCTGCCACAACTGATCTGGCCACGACCTACCTCCAGGTTTCATAACTTGCAACTTTCTCAATTGTGCGAACTGATACATCAAATTTTTGGGATAAAGCCTTATTGCTGGCGATTGAATTGATCCTGGCTATTTCTGAAACCTTCCATTCTTTCAACTGACGGATCATCTCTGCGTCTTCCTCAGTTAGCTTCGACGTGTGATGATTTCGGCCTCTGGATGGATTGATTGGTGCGGCCATTAGATTTGGATTCCTTGGCTTTCTGTTAGTGAATTGCCCCGTGGTTAGCGGGGCTTTGTTGTTAGATCAAAACGGGATCTGGCTATCCAGATCGTCGTCTGGCGCAGGAGCTGGACGCGACTGTTGTTGCTGAGGCTTAGGCTGCGAACTGCCTTCGCTCTTACCGCCAACCAAGTCGATAGTCGATACGCGCAATTGCGGATAGAGCTTATTCTCGTATTCGCGCATAGAAAGCTCGCCGGTCAGAGCTACCATCTGGCCTTTGACGAGATAGTCAACGAGCTTCGATTCTGCCTGCTTGCCCCAAATACTTGCGGCCAGCCAAATCGTAGCCTTTTTTTCCCCGAAGCCCGAAGTCATCGCAACGCTGAAATTGGCAACAGCAGTGCCGCCTACGTTGTTTACCTTTACATCGCCGCCGATGTTGCCCGTCATGCATAGCAGGTTCATTGTGCCGCCTCTTGTGGAGTTTTGATTTTCGCGATTTGCTCAGGCGTCAATTTACCAGACTGCTGAACTTTTGCAATGATTTGTTCGGCTGTTGTTGGGCCTTTGAGAATTGCTGCATGCCATGCGGGCAGATTCGTATCGAACTTCTCTGCCGGGTACATGACCACATCAAGCTTCTTCACGGTGTACGGCGAGCGCTTGCCGCGTGTAGTCGTCAGCGAAATCGCCAGATCGGCGTCAATGTGAGAAAGGGCAGCAATCCGAATCCCGCCAACCGCAACACCGCCAAACCGCACGGCAGGATCGCAGAACAGCGTTGCCGACTTGCCTACCCAATCAGCCCCGTTATCTCCGTATGCAGTGATCAGCACGCGGCGCATGGACTTGCACGGATACCAAGGCTTGCGATCCTTGATGTGAACCGCAACCGGCGAGTCAGCGTCGCCACGCTTAACGGCGGTAATCTCTACGGTTTCAGGGCCAGCTATAAAATCGTCTGCGTTGATTCTGTCGCTCTTAGGCGTAATCGTCTCGCGCAGGTTTGCCAAATCAGTCATTATCCATTTCCCGTAAGTCGATTGCGTTGATTTCTAGCCAGTTTTCGCGGACGCTCTGCTTCGCGTCATCTAGCGTTTTATGATCTTTGGAATACGTCATCCAGCTCCAGTTACAATTTTCATGGGCTGGCTCGTTTGTCATAAGCCAAACCTCGTAACCCCTACGATTGCCTCCAAATCTAGAAGGTGGGCTGATTCGTCCAATAACCTTTTTTGAGCGCTTGATGTCAGATCCAGCAACGAATCCAACAGACGCCAACCCTGATGGTCGCGGATCATCCTTAAATGTCGGCTTGCTCAACGTTATTCCTCCAATCCATTAACTTCTAAACCATCTTCAAACTGATTCACCGCATAACCCGGCAAGCCAATCTCTTCTTCCGACTCATCATAACTAGGCCATTCATCGCGATCAAGACAATTCGCATAAATTTCCAACGCTTCACGATACAACGACCGAGCAATCATCAGCGCATCTGCATCCGGCTTGTAGCGCATCGCTGCATGCGGCGACTGTTCCTCAACGGCGATCCAGCGCATCACGTCCAGCTTCTCGCCGAATTGCCACTCCCAGGCGTCCATGTAAAGCGCGGCGCTGATGTGGTATCCGTAGTTGTTGATTGTGCGCGAAAAGTCGTCGCGACCGGCTTTCTGGCACTTCTTCAGGTCAACCGGCATACCCGCATCGGTCAGCTTGTCATAGCGAACCTTCACTGGGACGCCTGTGATCGGATCGACAGTGAATAGGCTCAGCTCGTAACGACCCGGCTCCTCGATCAGTTGCCGGCAGTGACGATTGCGCAGAACGCCTTTCTGCATCCCAAGCACGTTATCGTATTCCGCCGAAGTCAGCACGCGCTCTTTCGGATGATCCTTGCACGCAGCTTTGTACAGCGCAGACGTACGCGCATCACACTCAACCACCTTGTAATCCGTACCCCAGCGCTCAGACTCAAGGATGCGGCAGTGAATCGCGCTGCCGATCTCCTTGGCCCGAGTAGCGTTGAACGGGTTAGGATAACGGAAGTGCGCAGGGCTTACGAGGATTCGCTTGAGCCCTGTACTTCCTACTGCTGGGTCAGAGTGGTAGTCGGAGTTAGAAAGGTTCTCGTGTAGGCCGATAGCGATCCGTGGGCGCTCCTTCGTTGCTGGCGATTCCTCTGCACCAATCCAGTCATCCTGCATAATCGTCATTGCGCCTTCCTCCAGCACTCAACCAAGTGCATATATTTCTTCCGCTTAGCCCGCGTTATCCGATGCCCAAATTTATCAGCCTCGCCGATGATTGCTGCCCAGAGTGCGTCGCGGTAGGTCATCAAAATGCGCGCTCCTTGAATGCTTCCCCGCAGAACATGCAGAACTTGCCGAGGGCGTTAATAACCTTCTTCTGCTTAACGATTTTGCCTTTTGCTGTGGTCCGTGCGCCAACCACTTCACACTCCAGATATTGGAAGCCAGATGGAATCAGCATGTAACCCTGTAGCGTTGCCTTACCATCCTCGATTTCACGATAATGTTCTGCTGCCTTTGCTTCGAATTCTTTTCTGCAATCGCACATCTTGTAGCCCTCCTATTCGTGTTCCGTCACTCTAGCCGCACACTTAATCGCAGTCAACAAAAAAGGCCAACTATTTCTAGCCGGCCTTTCTGTTATGATTAGGCGGTTTTGTCGGATGCGTCCAGGCTCAAGGAAATAGCGGCTTCCAAGTCTTTCGCAGCAATGGCTCCAGCAATTCGCTTCTGTGCGATCTCAAAATATCCGTCATCCATCTCGATCCCGATGAATTTCCGGCCAGTGTTTACGCAGGCTACTCCGGTTGTGCCGCTGCCCATAGTGTTGTCTAGCACCGTTTCGCCTTCGTTGGTGTAGGTGCGAACCATGTATTCCATCAGCGCTATTGGCTTCTGCGTCGGGTGAACTGGGGCTGTCTCATGCTGAAATCGCAGCACTGAGCGGGGGAAATTTCCTTCCTTTTGAATGTAAGGCCTGTCACTTACCCTGCCAAAGTTGCCAGAACCGGCTTTGTTCTTTCTTGCATTATTCACTTCTACCGCCACTAGCCCCTGAGGGTTGTATGTGTCGATATTGCCGAAGACAACGATATCCTCGTGGGCGGTTAACGGTCGGCGTCTAGCATTCAGGAATCCAGATGCCTTGGTTTTTTCCCACACCCATTGATACCTAAATCTCTTCGCGTTGCTCATCACCAGTGCGGACGTGAATGGCTGGGCGGCGGTCAAGACAATCGCGCCCTTGCAGACTCTCACGTACTGCTCCCACAGATCAGCAAAGGGAATGATAGCATCCCACTTGTTCTGCGTAGTCCCATACGGCAAATCACAAAGCACCATATCCACCGAGCCATCCGGAATCCCTTTCATCAGCTCCAGGCAATCACCCTTCATTAAATCCATTCTGCAAATCCGCCGTTCTGGTTTTTGATTCCGGAACGATACGCGGAATTTATTTTTTAGGCAACAAAAAACCCCAAGCCTTTCGACCTGGGGTTATTGTTCTCCGGAGAACGATTAAGCGGCTTTTGGCTTCCTGATCTCTTTCGGCACGCGGGACTGGAAACGCATGACCAGCTTGCGAAGACGCTGCTCGAAATCGTCCTTGTCCTCTTCGTTCAGGTTCTCGATCACCACAATTGCGTCGTGCCATAGGGCGCCGTTCATGTGACCAGTGGACCGGAGCATTACGCCCTTAAGCTCAGGGTCGTTCGGCTTGACAGGAGGTGTTGCCAGCTCCTTACGCTTGGCCGCAACAGCATCCACCATCTGCCGGACATTCTCGAACTCAGTCACCTTAAGTTCATACTTGAATGCAGCCCGAAACATCGATGCGTACTGCTTAACTGCTCTAGGCGCCGGGGCCAATGTCGTCACTCCCAAGCCGGGGCGACCTACCTGACTCGACCAGCCATTCTCTGTATAGCCAATTTCCAACCAGGGGTTGAACTTCTCCAGTGAGTCGATCTTTTCTTCCTTGACTAGCTTCATAAAGGCGCCCGCTACATTGTCCAGTTTTTCGCCCTCTTCGGCGATGTTTTGGAGGACCAGTGCTTGCTTGCTTTTTGTAGTAGCCATGATTTGTTGCCTCGTAATAATTTGTCGCTTCCCTTGCAGTAATCCTCAGGACAGGGGGCGCCGCTAGTGGCGTTTGCCCCTGCCTGTACTCAATGTTAGCTGGGGTCCGGCCTGCGTCAAAGAACTTTTCGTTATAAGCGACAGGCGGTTTCGGCATAAGAAAGACTAATAGTTTTCCGGAGAACTATTTATTGTTTGTGGTATGCTTTGGCACTCAACGTAAACACCTAGGTGCAATAGATGAAGACGAAGGACGCGATTAGCTACTACGGCGGGATCAAGGCTCTGGCGGATGCTCTCGGAATCTGGCCTCACAACATCAGCCGCTGGGGCGAGACTGTACCTATGGCCCGCCAGTACGAGCTACAGGTTAAGAGCAGCGGGAAGCTCAAGGCAGAGGCTTAACTATGGCGGCGCTTCCGTACATGCAGCTATACGTTGCCGACTACCTGGCAGACACGCAGCACCTTACTACCGAGGAGCACGGTGCATACCTTCTGTTGCTGTTCAGCTACTGGCAGACTGGCAAGTCTTTGCGGTCTGATCGTCTAGCGCCCGTTGCACGTTTGTCCAACGAACGTTGGAATGATGTTAAAGAAACGTTGCGAGAGTTCTTCTTTGAGGATGGTAATCAGTGGATTCATTTCCGCGTTGAGGCTGATTTGGAGTCTGTAAACAGCAAAAGTCTTAAGGCTTCTGGCGCAGGGAAGGCATCCGCTAGAGCTAGGGCGGCCCGTAGACAGGCGGTTCCACATGGTATTTCAACGAACGTTGAACAACCGTATGAACGAATCGTCAACCATACAGATACAGATACAGATACAGATAATAAAAAACCTGTCGCGGCAAAGGCCGCTAGGGTTAAATTTGATCCGTTGCCAATGAAGCCTGCGAACGTAAGCGAACAGGTTTGGGCTGAATGGTGCCAGGCAAGATCGGAAAGCAGGAAGCCGCTGACCAAGGCAATGTGTACGGCTCAAGCCAAGCAGCTCGACGGACATGGCAATGCAGACGAGGTTATCCGCAAGTCTATTGCCGCTGGCTGGCAGGGGCTGTTTCCTGATGGCGTCAAATCAGCATCCCCGCGACACAGCGGATTTGCGCAAACCGATTACATGGACGGCTTGACCGTCGACGAAAATGGCTCACTACGATTCTGAGGAAATAAAATGATACCTAACCCGTTTACCTACCATGCCGATCTTTGCCAGGATCACCCAGAAGAAGCGGCCGGATCAAGGGACGGCGGCATAACTATGTCTTTTTGCTTGGAGTGCTCCCGCGAGAAGCAGAGAGCTGAATGGATAGCCGAACAAAAGGCTCAGTCTGAGGCAAGAAAGGCGAAATCAATCGCTGATCGTGTTGCTTCCTGCCGTATCCCAGACAGGTTTGCCGATAAATCCTTCTTGGACTATTCGGCATCGTCTGGTGGTCAGCGCTCTAATCTCGAGAAGTGCCAGGATTACGCAGAGAACTTCGACACCCATTACGCTGACGGTCGATGCCTCATCCTTTCCGGCACGGTTGGCACGGGGAAAACCCATCTCGCGATTGCGATCTTGAAGGATGCGGTTGAAAAGCAGGGCTACACGGGTAAATACTGGACCGTGAACGGGCTGCTGCAAGTCATCCGGTCCTCATACGAGAAAGACTCCGGCTTCAGCGAATCTGACGTGATTTCCTCGGTCACGGATACTCATCTGCTGGTTCTGGACGAGGTAGGCGCAACAAAGCAGTCTGAGTTTGAGATGGCAACGCTGTTCAACATCATCAACTCGAGGTATGAATGGAAGCTGCCGACCATCATTATCTCCAACCTCGGGCCAAAACAAATCGGCGAGGCGATTGGTGAGCGATGCTTTGACCGTCTGCGTGAAGGTGGCGGAGAGTGCCTAGTCTTCCAAGGCGAATCAAATCGCAAGAAATAGATTGCTCCTGCGCCAAGGAGGCAATACCATTGGGAAATAATTGCTCGGAGCGGGAAAATGAGAGATCCTTTTAGCCTTGAGGCTGAACAGAGCGTCTTGGGTGCAATGATGATTGCGCCTGAGATGATCGACCTGCTATGCGCTGACATATCGGCCAAGGATTTCTATTGGCAGGACAACGCAGATGTCTTCAAGGCAATCCTCGAGCTGAACTCGCTTAACCGTCACATCGACTTTTTGACGGTTGGCGAGCATATCGGGAATCTGGACAGCGGAGAGCCAGCGTTCGCCTACACCGCCGAAATCCAGAAGGGCACGCCTAGTACCGCCAACGCAGAGCAATACGCCAGGATCGTGCGTGAGCGGTCTATGGACCGTAGTTTGATTGAGGCCGCTCGAGAGATTCACGAGATCGCGCACAGCACTATTCAAACAGAGGACAAAATCTCGAGATCACAGACGGCAATCCTTGGATTGGATACCGAGACAGCAACGAACGACACGGTGAACATCTTTGATTCGCTCGTGAAGCACATGGACGTTCTCGAGGTTCGTCTTGCTGGTGATAACGCGGTAACGGGCATTGCTACAGGTCATGAGGACTTCGATAATCACACTGGTGGGCTTCAACCTGGCGGGCTGTATCTTGTTGCTGGTCGTCCAAAGATGGGCAAGACGACTTTTGCGCTAGGCATCTGCCAGCATGCGGCTATCCGTCAAGGTAAGCGGGTGATGATGTATCACCTAGAGATGACAGAAAAGCAAGTGATGGATAAGGTGTTGGCTGCCGAGGGAAGTATTCCACTTGACGCCATGAAGGACGGCTCTGCATTGTCTGATCACTCGGCGCAACTCATGGCTGCTGTGTCAAAGATGAAAGATGCGCACTTCGACGCATCGTATCGCTCGAGCTACACCATGCAGCAGATCCGCGCAGATGCACGACGGAAGAAGCGAAAGGATGGGCTAGACCTAATCATGGTTGACTACCTCGGGCTATTGAATGGTGATGATCCAAAGCACAACCAGGTTGCGAAGATTACGGAGATCTCGAGGCAGGCTAAGTTGATGGCTAAGGAGCTGAATGTTCCTGTACTGTTCCTGTCGCAGCTCAACCGTTCGCTCGAGCAGCGACCCAATAAACGGCCTGTACCGTCTGACCTTCGCGACTCTGGATCGCTGGAGCAAGACGCCGACATGATCATCTTTGTCTATCGCGACGAGGTTTATCATCCGGATACTGATCGCAAAGGGATTGCCGAGATCATCATTGGTGCCGCTCGAGAATGCTCGCCTGAGACGTTCTTCAGTATCTTCCAGGGAAAGTACTCGAGGTTTACAAAGCTTGATCCTGCTGTATTCCAGGGCTGGGACGAAGAAGAGCCGGCGCCCAAGAAGAGCGGCGGGACTAAGTGGAAGAAGGAAGGCTTCTAATGGAGACCCAAGATGACTTCATATGCGGAACCTGCTTCGTCACACAACTTGGCGATCCTGTCAATTGCCGAGATCGAAGCCATAGAGAGCCACAAAGCGGACTGTCTCCAGAGATGGAAGGCAGCCAGGGATCTATCCAGTACGATTTATGTTGGACTGAAGTCGGGCAAGACGCGCCTCTGGGCTGAGATCCAACTCAAGGCTAGACCTGACATCGAAGCTGAAACCCGGCGCCAACTGAACTTATTGCTGAAGGTTAAAAAGTGATTGAGCTGACCGTGCCGTATCCGCCCAAAGAGCTAAACCCGAACACAAAACTGCACTGGGCCGCAAAGATGGGCTACATCAAGATGTATCGCGGCACATGCAAGGCCATAGCGAGCGAATCTAGCCACGTTATCCCTGATGGCGACCTCGTTCTAGATCTTGAGTTCTTTCCGCCTGACAATCGACGCAGGGACGACGACAATATGATCTCTAGCTTCAAAGCTGGCCGAGATGGGATTGCCGAAGCGCTGGACCTTGACGACGTACGATTTCAGCTTCGCGTGCGCACTCGTGACAAGTTCCCAGGCGGAAAGGTCGTGGTGAAAATCTATGAGGACATCTAATGAAATTCATCGTATGCGGCGGACGTGATTACGCAGACAGAGCCCGACTCAATCAGGTGCTCGACGGCGTACACAAGAAATGCACGATCCACGCGATTATCGAGGGTGGCGCGAATGGGGCTGATCGACTGGCCAGGGAGTGGGCGCTAGAGAAAGGCGTGCAGGTGTTTACGGCGATTGCTAATGGTGATGAACATAAACAGCATGCAGCAATGCTATCCCTAGATCCTGATGGCGTGATTGCCTTCCATAACGGATTCCAGGTTAGGGATATGACCCGAATGGCCGAACTGTCTGACGTCAAAGTCATGCACATTTTGTATTAGGAGGATTGAATGAACCAAATCAAGCGCTTCACCAAAAACACAAAAGGACGAGACTTCTGCGTCGGCGATATTCACGGGCATTTCACTAAGCTACAAAAGGCTATGGACGCTATCGGCTTCGACCAAGCTACAGACCGCCTGTTCAGTGTTGGCGATTTGGTTGATCGTGGGCCTGAGTCGCTGGATGTTGATACGTGGCTACTGCGCAATCCGTGGTTCCACGCTGTACGTGGCAATCATGAGCAGATGACCATTGACTCTTACGAGACAGGCCGGCAAAGCGATCAATGCGGGATGCACTTTATTAATGGAGGATCTTGGTTCTATGGGATATCCGAGATCGATCAGGGTTGCTACTCTTCGATCCTGGCTGATTTGCCATTAGCCATTGAGGTCGAGACTGACACCGGAATGGTCGGAATCGTCCATGCAGATGTCCCTCGTGGTAGCTGGCAGGGAATGGTGTCGGCGCTAGATGGCGACGATTACGAATCAGATCACGTAGCCTCAATGCTCCAATGGTCGCGAAAACGTATCAGCGCTGAGGATGCCTCTGGAGTCTCTGGCGTTCGCGCCGTGATCTGCGGGCACACTCCATTGCGTGCGCCGGTCGTGCTTGGCAACGTCTATCACATCGATACCGCTGGCTGGACGACAGATGGATACTTCACTTTGATCAACCTGGCAACGCTTGAGACTATCCCTCCGATGAAGCAAAAACTCGAATGGAAATAGCTTGACGCCAACCCAGCAGCACCGTAAATTGTTTTCACATTCAGAGCATTCGGCAGGGGAATTAAATGAAGCTGGAAATTCGAGATAAGGATCATGCTGCAATTCTTGAGAAGGCATTCCACGCTCAAGAGATTATTGAATTCCATGGCGTGTCCATGGCTATTCACGAGTTTGGATTCAATTTCGATGGTCGTCCAAGCTGGACTGTTGGGCTGGCTGAAGTCTTCAAACCGCAGTGGAAGGAAGGCGGAAAGCCACCAGCAGGAACCATCTGCGAATACACCGACGTTCACGGCCTGAAGTGGTATGGCTGCGAAATCATTGCATATCACGGCGACCATGTATGGCTGCGTACAACCGTAGCTAATCGTGACCATGTGAAAGTTTTTGGCGCTTTCAGGTTTCGTCCAATCCGAACTCCCGAGCAGATCGCTGCGGAAGAACGAAGGATAGCGGTAGAGAATATGCGCGAAATCATAACTGATGAAAACCTTAAGGGGCTTGGCCTTACTTTGCATCTTGAGGCTCTCTACGACGCCGGCTACAGAAAGTAAGTGTTTTCCAGAGAACAGTTAAATTGAGAGTTTGGAGGGGTGTGATGGATAGCAGGCAGCAGTTTGAAGAGTGGGCAGCGGATTACCACGAGTCGCTAGGTAACTTTTACACGCGTGCTGGCGGTATGTTTGCGCTTGATGAAAGTGGTGAATACGAAGTTAGATGGTTGCAAGGTGATTTTGTGGCTTGGCAGGCATCACGAGAATCGATTCTTGTTGAGCTGCCGCACGACGTAATGCACGTTACCAATATTGCCTATGGGGATGGGCGCGATGACGTTATCACCGCCATCCACTCTGCCGGAATCCGCACGAAATGACCCTAACCGACCTACTCCCCCTACTAATCGCCATCTACGAAAAACACGGCGACCTACCACTCGCTACAGGCTTCGACGACCATAAGCCTATTGTGGGGGCGCTGGTGAGTAAGTTTGAGAAGACGAGCGAGCTTGGTAAGAAGGGCGAATTGTTTGTTGATTTTTACTAATAACCAAAGGGAATCAAAATGACTACCGAAATGTGGACTCACGAAAATAGCACTCTTGAATTTCGCCAAGGCTATCGCGAAGGGCTGGAGGCTGCCATTAAGCTTGTTGACGAGTACAAGCAAGAACTTAAGGCTGATCGAAAAATCAACGAATGCCTATGGGTCAACGTTTGCACTGAGCGGCTTAATGATGAGTTGTCCATGTATGAAGTCGGCGACGAGGAATAGGAATGAGCAGCAGAGAAGAGTTTGAAGCGTGGTGGAGTTCTACTCCGATCCTCGGCGAGAACAAAAGGACGATTGCCGAGAAAGCCTGGCAAGCTTCCCGAGCTAACTCCGAGCTTCTATCCGCCCTAATCGCCATAACCAACTCCGACCCCGACGCAATACCGATCAAGGAGGCGTTTGAGATGGCGCATAGGGCGATTGAGCGGGCTAGCGGAGGCGGTGTATGAATTATCCAGTCTGGTCGTGTAGCCAAGAACACGGATTCTATTTTGTTGAGGCGGTGGTGCGTGATGGGATGATTAAATACGGCGTTAGTCATGCAATTAGCAAGTCCGAGCTCAATAACGCGCACTGCAAGAAAGCATTGCTCGAGCCTTGCATTGAGGGCATGATGGATGAGTTCCGTAATATGGCATTTAAGAACGCCGGCGGTAATCGTTTCCTAGGCTGGCCAAAACAGAAATACGACACAAATCAATCGCTTAATAGAAAATACTAATCGATAAGTCGCCTTTCATAGCTATACTGTTTGGAGTGGGATATGAACGACATACGCGCAAAGTTTGAAGAGATTTGGCCGGCGCCTGAGGGTGTCTACTGGTATGGAGAATATAGTACGCACCTATATTCAATGCTGGTTGCAGCAAGGGAACACAACGCCCGCCTCGACACCTTCACCCGCTGCCAGGAGACTATGGCGCCGGTTATGTCGTTGGTGGATGAAATGATTGCGGATATCAGGTATCGCGCTTACCATGATGCAGACGATGAGGATGATGAGAAGTCTAAGGCGTTGCTGTATCGGGCCAAACAAATATTGGGAGAAAGGGAATGAACGCACTACCCGGACAACTGGAGCTTATGACGGTGATCGACCATAGCCAGCGCATGGGAATTATTTCCATGATCACCAACGACGGTGCACAAAATCTGGAGGACGTGATTGATCCTCAGTCACCGCAGTACAAATGGCTGATGGAAGACACCCACAAGCCGGCAGGTGTACGTCTGGCTAAGATGCTGAGCCAGTACGACGACTCGCCCTCATCGCAATTGTGGTCAGATATTCAGCGGTTGGCGCGGGAGATCTTGAAAGCATGAAAAAGTATTGCGGTGGATCTGTGTGTATGGGTCAAGGTCCTAGCGAGAAATGCGGAAACTTCTGGGGCACAAGTATGATTCAGTGCGCTAGTTGCAAGGCCTACGACTTGGCTAGGCTGGAAATGAAGGAGTTCCCGGATGATGAGCTGGACGAGCTAGATATCGCAACAATAATGCTCAGGAATCATGGCTATAACCATCTAGCGGACTCGGTTGCATTGGCCAAGAAAGCGCTTACGAAATAAGCTTGACTCAAAACCAAAAGGCTCCTAATGTGAGCCTTTCTTTTTGGGTTATTTTTGGAGGGGTTGTGACTGACATTCTCAATATGGACATGATCAATTCGCTGCCTCAGCCTTTTTATGGCAGCGAGAACGGTAAAGACTGGTGGTGGCCGATTATGGATATCGATGTTGAAAGCGGAATTTGCCGAATCGATGTTTGCGGGAAATTGGAGGCCAAGTGGATAACTGACTTCCGGTACATCCGCGACGATGCGCAAACCATGCACGAACCTGATACCTTTTATCTCGACTACGAGGCCGAATGATGACCATCTCAACCACAACCCTAAAAAACGCAGCAAGAGCGATTGAGCATGACCTGTGGACTGACTCGGATGGCGCGAACTACCTGGTTAAGGATGGGGCTATTCTGAGGCGGTGGGAGCCTGAGACGAGTTCGGCGGATTCGTTTGAGATTATGACGGCGCTTGAGATTGAAGTGAGCTACTGGCCTGGATTTGAAGAAGTTCGCGCTGAATACCATCTGGGATACGTGACCATGCTGAATTACACGCATGACCGCAACGCCGACACTCGATGGGCAATCCTTTTGTGCGCTGAAAAAGTCGGGTCAGCCCTATGATCGCCTTGACTTACTTCATTCTCGTCTACACAATGCCTGCCGTTAAGGTGAAAATTAGTTATTGGAGGGGTGCATGAAGGATTACAACGAGCTTAAAGCGCTGGCTGAGATGGCTTGTCCTGGGCCATGGATGCAAGAAAACGACGATTTGTATTTCAATGACGACGGATACACTAGGCACATGATGTTCACAGACTCAGGTCATGACGTGTGCGACGACGAGTGTTGCGACGACGGTCATCGAGATAACCTTAAATTCATTGCGGCCGCAAATCCTGCCGCTGTGCTGGCGCTGATCGCCGAAAACGAATTTCTGCGCGCCGATGCACGACGATTTAGATTCATAGTCGATTGCCCAATACGAGTGCATGTTGCCTTAAGCAGATTGGCTGACGGATCTGATGATTTCGATTTGGCAGCTGAGTGCGACCGGTTTAATAGTTCTCCGGAGAACCCTTAATGCCAGCGCTGAGATGCTTTTTCGGTGGACATAAATACACGAGAGTCTCAACAAAAGAGCTGACGTGGCAATATCTGGTGATTATTGGTATGTGCGAGCGCTGCGGACACTGCGCATTCACTGAGTGGCAGCCAAGGAGTAAGAGATGACGACTCTGAGCATCCTAGGGCTCACTATGGAGGCCGATATCATCTACTCGCACACCGAGCCAGCCACACAGCACGCAAACGGCTACAGCGAGCTTGAGTGGACTCTCTCCAGCGGTGAAGACGAAATAGGCGAAACAATTTCGCGAAAAGGTCTTGACTTAATCTCGATCCAGTTCCAAATTGACATCGAACGCGCTATTTGGGCGCAGATAGAGGGAAGAAGGACATGACCACTACAGTTAAAGAAGCTCGCATCGCACTCGAATCTGCACACGCAGCGTACGTTAAGGCCGATATCGAGCATCCGACAGCCATCAGTACCGCCAAAGAGCTGCTGAATAATGCGCGCCAGAACTACTGGAATGCGTGTGCCGCGCTCTGCACTAAACTCGAATTCTCGGTCGACCTGGCTGATGTTCATGAGAATCTTATCGCGCAGGGGCTTTGGACATGAGGGAGTTGCAGGCGAGTGGATTGGCTTTGATAATCGGAGCCGTGCGACTTCCGGAGACGATAGGAAAAATAGTTACGCTAATAGCAAGCTCGCATAGCTTGGAGGAGGCCTGCGATGTCTGGTATGTTGAGGGCATTGAGCCATGCTTATTTGTTCGCGCTCATCACCTACTCCCAATCAAACCAGAAGCCGACCCGCTCGACGTAACCCATAAGGAAGAACTGCATGCATGACCGAATCATCAAGGAAATGAAGAATCGCGGCTGGAATATGAGTCTGATTGCCAGCCGCACAGGGATTAGCCAGAGCCGATTGGAGGATGGGAATCTAGGGGTTAGGGAGCAAAGGAAATTGCAAGAGATTGCATACCTGGAAGCGCATATTGATGTTGATGAGCTGGAGGATGGGGAATGAAATTTTTAGATGTCCTTGAAAGGATTCTTGTTGTGTTGTCAGGGATATGTGTTGGCTTTGCATATACTCCGGCAGCAGGTTTTGCTACTTTAATCGCGCTGGATACCTTGCTTGATATTCGACATGCTGTAGAGGGGAAGAAACAATGAAGTCAACAGAATTCCTACAGGCAGCAATCGACGTTCAGGCTGAGCGCGGGGTTACATACGACAAACCTACAGGCGAGCGCTCCATGGGTGCCACTGTAACGGCCTTCAACGCCATCACAGGGCGCGATATGTCCGAGGCTGAGGGATGGTTGCTGCTTCAGACTCTGAAGGACGTGCGGCAGTGGCAGAACCCTAGCAAGTATCACCATGACTCCGCACTTGACGGCGTGGCTTACTCGGCGCTTAAGGCTGAGGCGCTGAGTGAGGAGCAGGTATTAGATCCTTCACATGCAATTTCGGATTTGCCAGATGGTTATCACTGGGATGATGCGCCTGAAGACTTTGAGTGGATGGCAACCGATAGAGAAGGTGCTTTTTGGTTTCGGCACGAGCCGGAAGTTGGAATCGCTGGAAAAACATGGGCGTGGCAAACGGCCGGCTGCAAAACTATTGATACAGATGAAAAGAAGATGGAAAAATACCAGCGCCCAACGAGCACAGCCCAATGACCGAATACAACGAGCAGCTAGTCAAGGAAGCGATTGCGTCAGGTCGCACAAATGGCGAGATGGCTACAGAGTTCGGCGTGAATGAGCGGACTATGCGGAGATGGAAGGCTAAGCTTGCAAGCGTTGGCTATGCACCTGAGGCAGACATGACTCGCCAATGCCCTGATGGGTTCCGCGTCAAAGGCGTATCTAGCCTTTACAACAAGGAAGGCGTTCTCTCTGCTCAGTGGGTGAAGACGACGACCGATGATGATCGTCGTCTTGCCTTGCTCATGGAGACTGTCTCAACTCTCAAGGAAGAGATCCCGGCTATTCGCGCTGTAGTGCCGCCAGTAGCCAAGAACGCGAACCTGCTCAACGTCTACACGATCTCCGACTACCACTTCGGAATGCTGGCATGGAAGCCTGAGACTGGTGACGACTGGGACACCGACATTGCCGAGCAGATGCTTATCAACTGGTTTGCGCAATCAATCCACCAGGCACCTGACGCAGACTCTTGCGTATTCGCTCAGCTTGGCGACTTCATGCACTTTGACGGACTGGAGAGCATCACGCCGAGCAGCGGGCATAACCTGGATGCAGATACACGCTTCAGTCGTTTGGTGCGCGTAGTGATCCGTACAGTGGCTCGTATCGTGGATATGCTGCTGGCTAAGTATCCGAAAGTGTTCATGCTCATGGCCGAGGGCAATCACGACCTTGCATCGTCTGTATGGCTGCGTGAGTTGTTCGCCGCTCGCTACATGGATGAGCCGCGTATCACCGTTGAAACACGGCCAGATCCCTACTACTGCTATGAACACGGCCTGACTAGTCTGTTCTGGCACCACTCCCACAAGCACCGGATGGCTGGCATCGATTCTGTATTCGTCGCCAAGTTCCGCGAAGTATTCGGGCGCACTCGTTTTTCGTACGCGCATACGGGTCACCTGCACCATCGCGACCTGAAGGAAACAAGCCTGATGATTGTTGAGCAGCACCGCACCTTGGCAGGCGCAGACGCATACGCTAGCCGGGGCGGGTGGATGTCTGGTCGCAGCTCCACTGTCATCACCTACCACAAGCAGTACGGCGAGGTTAGCCGCATCACTGTTTCGCCTGAGATGCTGCATTAATGCAAATAGGTATTGACCCGCTGAAAATGCGGGTCTATTCTTCGCGGACACATAAAGGAGATTCACATGAAAGCTGCTATTAACAATTTGGTTTGGTTGGCTCTATTTGCGGTAATGGTTGCCGCATCCTTATACCCTGCATTCTCTCGTGTTTCTCAGGCGGTTATCTGGCTGCTGAATACAGTGATTATCGTGTTTGCCCCACTTACTATTGTTGGCGCATTCATTGAAGAAAACAAAGAAAAGCTAGCGAATCTAGCAGGAAAGAAGACTGGCAAAATCCGAAAGACATTTGGCGCTATCAAATTTGCGTTGATGTTCTGTGCAATCTCCTATGCAGGGTTCACGGTAGCGGCTATTTTCTATTCTGTTGGTGCGTTATGCGTGCTTTTCGCTAAAGATGTAGCAGAAAAGCGGCTGAAAGAAATGGCATAAATGGATTGACCGCGCTAACCACGCGGTCTAACCTTCACAAATACACACGAAGGAGGGCGCACCATGTTTTATCTAGGCTTGTTCTTGATGGTTGTTGTGATGGTTGCACTGTTCGGATTCAGCTCGCTCCTGATCGGCGTCAGGGTCACGGCGATCATCTGGATTACCGCCTTTGTAGTCATGGCAGCGTTTGCTTTCGGGTTTTATCAATTGATGGGTGGGACGTTATGAAAAAGTATCCGTGGGAGCAAGAGACAGAGATCGACTGGGATGCCGAATGGCCCGAAATCGCCAATCAGTACGCAGATAGATACTATGACGCCACGAGCAAGCTAATCAGTCATTACTTCAGGGCTGAATATCTTAGGGCGTCCAGCATTGCCGGATGGTCTATGTCTGCGATTCTTTTCTTTTGCTTGGTGGTGATATCTCAATGATCAACGTAATCCCGCGCTGGACAAAAGGCGCACCATCCGCATTCAAGCCCGGCCAATTCATAGTCTACGAATCCGGCGAGTATGCGCTTGTAGGCAGCAATACGGCTATCACGTCAACGCAGAAGATCGCCAAGCATACGACGCTGATTGAGGGGCATGAGTTGGAGTGGTTGCAGTCGATGGCAAATGAACGCTCACTGGGAGTTCGGAAATGACAACCTTAATCGCAATCTACATCCTGTACGGTGTATTCACCTTCTGGCCATTGGCTCTAGTTGACTGCGACTACACGAAGGGCAAGTGGTATGAGTGGTTGGCGGCGTGGGTCTTGTGGTCAGTATTGTGGCCAGTTCGCTACATCTCTGATGCTTGGTATTGGTGGAGGGCTAAGAAGTGAATGATTGGATTAGCGTACACGACGAATTGCCAGAAGAAACACAGGCGTATGGGTGTACAACAGACCTTGTACACGTTAAGAGTTATCTATTTAATGGGCTTGCATATCTAGCCAGAACGACTACTGGCGATAGATGGTTCAGCGGAAACGGTAGTATTGAGCTTCACGGCGTAACGCACTGGAGATACTAATGACCACAATCAACGACCTAGACCAAATCAACACAATGGCGATGATGACCATGTGCGAGCTTGGGTATGCGCGGTATGAGCGGTTTCGTGCTGGACTAAAGATGGATGATGAGGCTTGCGAGAAGCTGAGGCAGTTTATTCATTCCAACGCTGATCGCGAGCATGAGCTAGAACTACGAATTAAATGCGCACCGATGTACAAACCTATGGCATACTGATTGCCAGCGGTGACTCCCCTCCCATCGCTGTTACACTTTTTGCCAGTCGTGAACCGTCCGACTGGCATTTTTTTGCGCGTTTTTACGCAAAACAGGCAGAATATGTGCAGTTTTATGCATGTGGTATCATTCTCGCTCCTGTCGCAGTACTCAGGAAACCCCGGCGAGATAGAGTACGGATTGACTCGGCGTAGGGTGAGACGCAGGTGATGTAATACGGATCTTACGTTCATACGCGGCGTAAGACGCTGACGAGTAGCCGAGGATGTTCAGCCATTACGTTAGATTCAAGGGCCGACTACGAGAGCGGTGCAAGTCTAGCGGATCTACGAAATGATGTAGCTCTTGAAGCGCTGAAATACGGATTGGGAGATGATACCCGGTCGAAATGTAGTACTAGCCCAGCCTTAAAGAAGCTGGGCTTTTTATTGCCAGTAGCTCGGTAATTCCGAACAACTGAAAAAGTGATATCACAAAGCCATGGAACCACAACTGATACAATTGGTTCAAATGGATTACATTCCACTAATCAGACCCATCAACGATGAAGAAGCCAATGAGCGACCCTACCGGCGATCCAAACGTACTAGCGCAACTGTGGGCATCTATTCCGGAGCCTATCAAGGCCGCAATCATGAACGTAGCACTCAGCACGGTAATGGCGTTTCGTAATAGTGAGCGAACATTCTGGACGTCGTTCTGGGAGGTTAGCGCAGGTGGTATTATCACCTTCATGGCCGGCTCAGCAGTAGAGGCATTCGGACTGTCTAACGGCTGGTGTTTCGCAATTGGTGGCGCCGTCGCAGTCTTCGGCATCGATCAGGTTAAAGCCTTCGCTGCTAGATTCGCGGAAAAGAAAGCTAGCGAATAGGTTAAACTAGGCCTCCACCATGGAGGCTTTTTAATGGCTAATAGACCAATCGTTCACACAGGGGATAAGACCTCTACTGTCGGGCGCTCAAGAATGTTTGAGACGCCTGATGATTTGCGTGATGCTTGCTTGGGATACCTTGAGTGGGCAGACGAGCATCCACTGATTGAAGAAAAGCACTTCTGCGCTCAAGGCCAGATCCTCACTGCCGAGATGAAGAAGCCCCGCGCCGTCACCATCGTCGGTCTATGCCTGCATCTCGGCATCCATCGCCACACCTGGCAGAACTACCGAATCAGCGAAGAGTTCGATCTTGTCTGCGGTGAGATCGAGGACCGCATGAAGCAGTACAAGTTCGAGAATGCCGTAGCTGGGCTGATGAACCCTACGTTGATTGCTCGGGATATTGGGCTTGTTGAGAAATCAGAAGTCAGCAACTCCGGCACAGTAACGCACGTCAACTATTCCCCCGCAGACTACAAGCAGGCCGAACTAGAGCTGAGGAACAAGCTCGATGACCTCGACTAATAAGCTGCTTGACTGGGAGGATATGAACTTTGCGGACAGGCTGATACTTAAGCAGAAGTCCGAGAAGTCATTCCTTAACTTCACTCGCATCTGGTTTGAGCTGCTTCAGGGTGATCGCCTGCTGGTCAACTGGCATCACAAGATGATGGCAGCGTCGATTGACGATCTCATTAACGGCAAGCTGAAGCCTGGAAACCTGATCGTCAACATCCCGCCTGGCGGCACGAAGACAGAATTCTTCTCTATCCACTTGCCGGCCTATATCAACACAAAGGTGCAGTCCAAGAAGCTGCGCAGATTCCGCAACCTAAACGTGTCCTACGCTGACTCGCTAGTACGTCGAAACTCCAGACGCACGCGGGACATTATTGCGTCCAAGGAATACCAAGAGCTTTGGCCTTCAATATTCGGCGTTAACCAGGCTGAAGAGTGGGAGCTGATCGACGACAAGGGGCGATCAGTTGGGCAGACCATCAGCAAATCGGCTGGCGGACAGATTACAGGTGGTCGTGCTGGCTACTTCGGGCCTGAGTTCTCTGGCTGCCTGCTATTTGATGACCTTAACAAACCAGACGACATGCTTTCAAATACGAAGCGTGACGCCAGTAATGCACGACTGACTGGTACGTTCCGCTCTCGCCGTGGTGACAAGTCGAAAGAACACCCTACGCCTATCGTATCCATCCAGCAACGACTCCATACGATGGACGCTACGGGATTCATGATGTCTGGCGGCATGGGTGTCGAGTTCAAGAATATAGCGATCCCTGCACTGGTTACAGAGGACTACATAGCCACTCTGCCGGAACCATACCGGCAAATGTGCTGGGATACTGTAAAGGATACTGATTCAGTAGAAAAGGGCGGCGTTCGTTACTGGTCATATTGGCCGGAAATGGAACACGTCAACGACCTCATGTCGCTTTGGGAGCGAGATGAGTACACGTTTATGTCTCAGTACATGCAACGCCCCCAAGCGCTTACAGGCGGCCTTCTTGACTCGGCATGGCTGCAACGATACGAAGTACTGCCTCCTTTGCAGTGGCGAGCCGTATACGCGGATACAGCGCAGAAGAAAGGCGAACTTAATGACTACTCCGTGTTTGAGTTGTGGGGGCTTGGCATTGATAACAACGCTTACCTGATCGACGTTAGGCGCGGCAAGTGGGACGCCGACGAACTGATCACGACGGCGCAGAACGCATGGGCTGAATGGTCGTCATGGGATAGCACCTATCAGGGCCAGATCCGGCATATGGCGATTGAGGACAAGGCGAGCGGCACCGGTTTGATTCAGACGCTAACTAACAAGAAGCACATACCAATCAAGGCTATCCCTCGCGGCCCTGACAACAACAAGGTATCGCGCTGCCTGGATATTCAGAGTTACGTTAAGAATGGGCGTGTTTTCGTGCCTGCGATCCTGAATGAGGACGGCTATCCAATCCTGCGCACTCAGGACAGCAACGGCAAGCTGATAGCTAAGACCGATTGGGTGCTGCCTTTCCTGGCAGAGGTTGCAGACTTCAGCGCGGATGACTCGCATAAGCATGATGACCAACTCGACCCTATGTTCGATGCCGTGGCTGAGATGCTGATTGAGCAGGCGCCATCGGGTGGAGTCTTCCTGCCAGCCAGGCTCAGGAGGTAACACCATCCCCGCACGGTATCACCCGGCCTGCTACCGTGCGAAATAACTGTTCTCCGGAAAACAGTTGCCATGAGCTGAATTCGCTGCTACATTCGGCTCACAACTGAAACGGAGGGTGGAAAGTGGAAGCTAAATTCAAGATGGGTGATCGTGTTTTAGTTTCGAATCAGTGCGATCACGCGATAGGCTATGGAAAAGCTGATGAGTTCCATGGTGCTAGCGGACGTATTGCAGGCGTGTGGACTTACGAAGGCGATGTATCGACTGACTATGACGTAATCATTGACGGTCATGCATCTCAAAACGCACGAAGCTGCCCAGCTTTCGAGGAAGAATGGCTAACACTGGAGTCTGTGTAATGGCGACGGTTAAAGAACGAAAGCTGATCAGAGAAATCACTGATTTGGCGCTTGATGTAAATCTGATGCATGGCGAATACACGATTGCTACCAGCTACATCGGGCACATCCATGCATTCGAAGTGCGCGTGCTGGACAAGGATCTGAATGTGCAAGGTGATCCGTATCAGTGGGCGCATCTCTCTGGTGGCGAGACTGAGCTATGGGACGACAAGCAGGCTATAGAGTCGCTACAGGCTCAGCTTCACATCGTTAAAACATACCACCCACAATTCGACGCGGACGGGGTTAAGTTATGAGTATTCCAGCAGGCGCAACACACGTAGTCGCAGATATTTACAGTCTGCGAGATGCGCAAAAGGAAATGAACAGCAAGCATCCATACCGGAAGAAGGACGGCGATTTGTGGCTGGCATTCGTTGATGACGAGTGGGTTAACGTATGGCTTCCTGATCCGTCTCGCTATCAGAAGATAGATAAGCAATGGTCAGGCCCGCAAGATGGGTTGCCGCCAGTAGGCTCGACTGTAGAAGTGTTCGAATGCACTCACGACTACACCAAGCGATTCAATGGGCAGAAGGTTCGCATCCTTTGCCACGAGAATGATGTTGCTGTGTTTTCGGCAAAGAACTTCGAATACCACGCGCTCGTCAAGGATAAGTTCCGTCCTATCCGCACAGAAGAACAACTAGCCGCCGAACAACGCGAAACCGCAATCCGCGAGATCATGGATATTGCCGATGTGGATTGCCGGGTTACTGCGGCTCGACTGGTTGATGCTGGGTTTAAGCGGGAGGTGGTTTGATG